GGGAGCCACGCCAGTCTCAAGCCCCTTGAGCAGTGATTGACGACCTGAACGACCTGAGCGGGCGCGTTTGCTTGCAGAGTCGCGGTCTTTTTGTTTCTTCTCGTCAGCGGCCAGCTTTGCTTCCTGCTCCGCCACCTTCTTTGTCTGGGCGTCGAGCGCAGTTGTGTCCTGCTTTGGTTTCTTGAAGGGGTTGAGGTTGCCCATGCTGCATTATCTCCTGTGGATAGAGCGCATATAAATCATATGTCTCGCCCGTAAAACCGTAGTATTTCATGCCGGTTTCTGGTGTTTCATTCACAAAGCCCAAAGCCCTGCACCAACGATGCCCGTTTACAAAGTCACGTCGCACCGGTGTTTCCACCCTAGCATAGCTGCAATGTTTTACAAACTCAAATATCTGCCTGCTGATTCTCAGCATGTCCCTGCCCATGCTCTCTCCCCCCACCAGCCACGCTCTCGCGATTGTTTCGGTCATGGGAAAAACCCCAGCACACATTACGACGTGCCCATCTTGTATTACTGTATACGCCTCACCCATGAGCAAAAGGTCGATGTAATCGGGGGATTTTAGCAGCTCAACAACGTGTTTTTGCTCGGGTTGCACCTCAAGATACTGGGCGTGAACTTCATTGAATGGCACAACTCTGAGCACTAAAACGGATTCCAATCAATCGTGGGTATAACGGTTTCTTGCATCCGTGAGGTGTGATTGGTCAGATTGATGATGGTGGCAAACGTCAGGAGCCAAGCGTCACCAGTGTCCGGGGAATATCCTAGCTCTTTCTTGAATATCTTTTTGCTCTCCATTTGCAAGACGCTGTTGTTATACCAGTCGTGTTTACGGGCAGCCAGCTCAGACTGGAGCGCGGTGGCGGTCTTTTCGTCGAGGAGTGACATGGAGACGGGCGTGTCTTCGAGGTATTCGCGCGCCTTGCCGAACATCTCGGCAGTCATATCTTTGTAGCGATCAGGGTTGTTGCTCCGGCCACCGAAGTCAACCTTATGCACAACAGCGCCATAGCCTTTATCGACCATGATGTCATAGATGCCTACGCCCAAGCCACCGCAGTCAATGTTGACGGCAGCGGGCTTATACTGGTCAATGTCCTGAGCCAGTCGGTTGGCGTGCTGTGTGAGCGTGGCCTTCTGGTATGTTTCGACCTTGCTAGTGGTGCGGCCCTTGCGATGCGCCACCTTGAAGTTATCGCCGCCTAGTCGTGCAGGGTCAACACCGAATATCAATGGCGCAGTGGTTTGGACGGGCGGAACATTGCGGGCGCGGCGGATAAGAATGGGCTTGATATAGCTATCCATGCCGCTCGACTCAAATGCCTCTTCTGGTGTAAACGGATATTCACGCATGAAGCGCTCAATGTCGCCTTGGAAATCTTCCGTAATCTTCTTACGACGCCACGCCATATGCTCCAGAGTCAGCCCGTCCTTGGCGAACTCGTCCATATATTCCTGCTCGCTCGTGAAGTCCTGCCCGTCAACTGGTTGGCTCAGGTTCAGCCCACCCTCAGCATCGCGCACGTATTCATCCTGCCAATACCACGGAATAAACACCAGCTCAAAGTCGCCCTCGCCACTCATTGCCTGCAAGCAAGCTCGATGGAAGTAGTTGCCCTGCCCGTTGGCGGTGCTTTCCAGTATGATTTCGGTGCCGTCATCATCGGCAACCGTTTGCATGATACCAGCCGCATGGTCGTCACAGTTGGGGCTATATGCCACCTCCGACCAATGGATTTGCTGCATTGTCTTTGAGCGACCAAGGCCTCGCGTCCCAGCCGTTCCGACCTTGTAGCCGCTCATCAGGTTGGGAAACAGCAGCTCTTTGGCGTTACTCGTGCCCAAATGCGGGCGAAACTTCTTGTCTGCCGACTCGTCATAGTAGGGTTTCACCATATTATAGAGGCTGGTGCTGGCCTCAGTGTCGTGGGCAAAGATGAACGTGACCATTGCCTGCCGCGTTACGGTCTTGTGGTAGAATCGGGCGGAGACGTAGGTCGAGCAACCCTGTTGACGTCCTTTGAGGATGATGGCACGCACTCGACCGGTGCACTTGAGCTGGTCCTCCAGCCGGTCGTGCAGGTAGACTTGGGCGCGGTTGAAGTTGAACGGGATGAGAGCGCCCACCTTTGGCTTTATCATAAGCTGGTTGGGCGCGTACAGGGCCAGGTCGTTCAACAGTTGCTCTTGGATGTTACTCATCGGGCATCATCTCATCAAGAAACTCATGCTTTATGATTTCCAGCGAGCCAATGACTTCGCTATACGTGGCGCGGCGGCCAATCGCCTCATAATGGTCATCAACCGTCGTGCGCAGCTTCTCAACCAAGTTGACGATATGAGGCTCGCTGTCTGCGCTTATCTTCGCAATGTTGTCGTTATCAGCCATAATTTCTCCTAATGTGCCAAAATGATTGAGCCGCCGCTCTTCTGGTGCTCGACCAGTGCGTCAGAAAATGCCCCAAAGAATATCTCAGCGTGCTCCTTGGGCGCGAAGTCGTCGAGATAGTTGGCGCAGTCATAGAGCTGGCCGGCCACCAAGCTAGTGCATACCAGCCCCCAGCGGTCGCAGTCCTCAAACCACAGCACCCGCAGTTTGAACGCGTTTGAACCCATCAGCTTTGCAATCTCAAACGCCTTGTGCTTGCGGTCATTGTCTAAGTCACCGGGGATTTGCATCGGGTTATCGGTCACGCAATCTTGCCTTTCAGCTTGTTTATGTGCTTACTATACCACCGAAGCGCCCGCTTGGACAGCTCAAGATATTCGCCGGTGGACTCGAAGTGTGCCAGCTTATCCCGGTATTCCTTCTCAGAGTCTCGGTCTTTGGCTAGGCGGTTGGGGGACCTGAACGTCATAATTACCCCCCCCCATCAATCATCATCGTCACCAGCTCCGTGACCGTGTAAATTTCGCCCGTTGCTTTGTTGACGTACCGCGCGCCAATTTCTGGTGTCCATCTATCCATTGTCATCCTCACTCTCAGGCCAAGGGAATAGCTTGCCGTCTCTTTCGATTATTTGCTTACATCCGCCCTGCACAATCAACATGGGTGTTGCCTTCCCTAGCGCCCAACCCTCGCCCAGAGTCCACCAAGCAATATCCCCAACCATCGGCTCAAAGATGTGCATTGAGTCTGGGTGGATGTAGTATTTTTCGCACTTCTCGTCCCATCCAAACCTTACCTCAAAGATGCTCCCGCTCTCACCGTGACCAGTGGACCGAGTGTTCCATTTGGCACTAAACCCTTCGCACTGAGTAGAGAACTTCACCCCAAAATCCCTAGCCGCAATCGCGGCCATGAGTGGGTCTGTGTAATATAAACGCTTACCCATCACACCCCCCAAACCGCAACCATCAGGAGCTTAATCATCACCATAAGCATACTGGCAAACGCCGTGCCCACCGAAAAACACAGGCAGGGGGCAATAAACCACATAGAAAGCCCGTTGACATGCTGCTCGTTATTGGCGATAACCAACCCGATTATGGTAGAGCCAGCCGCGAAAAGGCCAATGAAATATAGTGCGAATGTTGGTGATAGGTCCATGATTCAATCCTTTATTTGGTGCCGTCGTTATTTCGCTGGAGAGTGCTGATATACTGGTGGCAAATGTCCTTGTGTTCGTTGAGCAACTTCATATATTCACCCTTTAGGCGGTGAACATCGCGCGCCAAATCCTTAGCCTTTTCGGTAAGCTCTACGTTGTTTTTGAAAATAAAGTTTTTATCGGCAATCGCGCTAGATGCTATCTCTAGCAGTTCCGCCTTTGTCCTATATGCTAGATTCCTAGTCATAATATTCTCCTTTGTTAAGTGCCGTTGTTATTATCTTCTTTTTTCCGAACCTTGTCAACCAAGCTCTCATAGTCCTCATTGACGTTCTGCGTTCGCTCAACGAACATGCCCAGCGCGCGGCCCAAGCTATCGAGGGCCTTATTCTTGTCATGAAACGTAACCTCAACCCCGTTGCTGGTGGTCTTCACGCTCTTAATGCAGCTCCGAATATGCTGGGGTATCTCCGACATATCCTTTATCATCACGATGGGGCCGACTATATTGAGCACCTCAGTCACATCAACCTGCGCCATCTTCGTCCATTCACTCAGCACAAACTCAGCCAAATCCTCGTGTGAGGCAAGCCGACGGGTGCGCTCTATATCAACCGCATCCATAACCTTTATATTTTTCAATAAAGTGCATCCAGCCGTGGCGCAATTCATATAGTCGTCAACGTCTTCCTTACCATATGCCTTGGCATAGGCCCGCGTTGTGTTGTAGTTATACAGCGGGTGGCAATACCAGTAAGCAAACGCCTCTTGCTTCTCATTCAGTCCCAACCCTTCAAACTGAGGGTAGGTGGTTGTTTTCTTCTTAGCCACTAAATCCATCCATAACTTTATGTTTCACACGTCCATCGGACCACGTTCGTCTTATATTACCACTTATTACCTCATCCGTCACTATCAGGGGGCACGAGTATGCTTTCTCCATAATCTCCACCTTCTCCCCGTCCGTCATATTCCGGCGTACTCCGCGCGTTTTTATCAGCCAGTCCACCTCGTCGATGCTGTTTACAGCGACCTCTACGACGTAGGGCGTGGCATCAACCCCCGAACTCAACGCAACCAACTCAACAACTTCACCCATATCAACCCCTCTAAAAAATCGACGCTACCGCGACATCTACCTAATCGCTGCTTGTTTCGGTTGGCGGCGTGATGACCATGCCGTCCTCTATCGTGAGTTGGCCCATGTTGACCAAAAAGTCTACCGTGCGGCGCTGGTTTCCGTTCAGGCGGCACACGCCGAGTCCAAACTCCGTTCTTTTCACGCGGTCGAGCATCTCCATTTGGTGCTTGGATAGCTGGGGCCGTGGCTGGTTTCTCTGCCGGCGGTCAGGTAATCCTGAGCCAACAACTGGGTGTACTGGGTTAATCCGCATTATTTATATCTCCTCCAAACGCTTGTTAATGTTCTGTATGGTTTTCTCGGCGGCCAAGGAGTTTACATAGTCTGCCGTGTCTATACCGTAGCTATAGACATCACCAGAGTTGCACCAGCCCCAGTATTCACAATCGGGTTCGTAATCCTTCGGACAGTCTCCTTTTAATTTCTCCAAAGCCTCCCTCGCCTCAATCAGCGCATCAGCAAGGATACGTGCTTGATCAGGTGAGTTTAGGGGGGCAAATTCGATAGGCATATAATGGCGCTCGTTGGTGCTATAGCCGCTATGAAACGTCAACCACTGTCCATCAGAATCATCAAATTCGGAGGGGAACGGATTGCCACCAATTCGGCGACGCGTTAAGCACGTTTTATCAGTAGGAGCAAACTCAATACCCCCCCACCCCACATTCTTTAGCTTTTCTTTAATGTCAGTCATTTTGTTTGTTCCTCCAAATATCATGCGTTTGCGCTATCTTTTCCTGAACCTCACGAAATCTCGGTGAATCATAGGCACCAGTTGCCCAGCGTCTTACCGTTGTTTTATTAGCACCAGCCATTGCCGCAACGCTGCGTTTCCAGTGGTCGCCGAATAGGTCTTGTGCTTGTTGTTGCCAATCGGTCACTATATCCCCTTTGTCTTGGTGAGCACTATTTGTATTAGTGGCGACCACTGCCCATCGTTTGCCAATACATCGCCGTTGTCACTGGTGAGTATCCATTCGCCGCACCCGCGCTGAATGTAGTACACTAAGATTTGTTCGGGGGATGAGGCCGGGAAAACTAACAGTCGCCGCACGTCATCGGCTTGCAACTCAATCAGCACAGCCTCGCTGCCAGCAAGATGAGCAGCGAGGTCAAATATATCGTCCTGAATGCTCATTATTAAATCCCCAAAAATTCGTGATACGCACGCTCGTCAGCAATTACCTGTGCACTGATTTCTGTGCGCTCATATTTTTCGAGCGTATCCCATTGACAAGTTTTGTCATTCAACACCAATAGCTCGACCGTTGCTTTAGGGCATTGGGGGAAGCATCCGTCTTGTGCAAAGATGTTGAACTTGCCATAGGCGCGTTTCTTTTGCGTTACAGCATAGTGGTAGTCGCAAACCATCTGGCCTTTTTCGTTTTCAAAAAATGTATGTAGTACGTAAGTTGTCATAATCTTTACTCCTTAATCCAGCGGCTTAATTGCCTGCCCTGCTACCTTTATACACTATTCTGCACCACGCGCAAGGGCATAATAGATATTTATTCACTTTTCTTCCCATCACTCCCCCTCCACACTGCTATTTAGCTTTTCTTTAATGTCAGTCATTTTATCTTCCTTTGCCTAGTCGTCCATATCTACAAAATCAATTAGTCCAGCGAGACTTGTGGCAGCATCACCAGCGAGCAACACCAGATGTTCAACGCCCGGCGACGCTCCGTGGGCGAACGATACTAGAGAATTGACGGCAGAAATTATATCTAGTGCTTCTCGTTGTGTTAGGGATAACTTTAATTGCGCCATCACCCCCCCCTCCACACTGCTAGGAGCAGGGTCTTGGATTACTGGCTGGCCGTTGCGTTGAATGATTTCCATAGTGTCGTCCTTGGCTAGTTGGTGAATATGAGCCGCACCTGCCAGAACCTCTTGCCCT